GCGCCTGAGTCAATGGGTCCAAGTATTGGGCCCTAAGAAACATCACATAGAAGAAATGAGAGGTTCATTTTCCCAGAATGAACGTTATTGCTCCAAAGAAGCCACACTCACCAAGTTTGGCATCGCACCTGCACAAGGCACCAGAACCGATCTGGTGGTAGTTAAGGAGTTATTGGATTCGGGGAAACGCCCGATGGAGATAGCTGACGAGCACTGCGAACACTTCGGCACTGTGATGAAATTTAATAATAACCTGGAAAAATATTTCCAGTATAAAAGAGCCCGGAAATGTCAAGATGACCGCGATATGCCCACCGTGCTTATCTACATCGGACCACCAGGCTCTGGAAAAACTAGGAGACTTGATGACACTTTTGGAACCTCTGGTTACGCAATTGCACCCGACAACACTGGACGTTGGTTCGACGGTTGTGATTGCGATGTTATCCTTTTTGATGACGTTGAAACTGGCTCGATCCCACCGTTTTCGCTCTGGAAACGACTCTGCGATCGGTACCCTTTTAAAGTGCCTGTTAAAGGTGGATTCATCACCTGGAAACCCAAAACAATCATCTTCACCAGCAACCAGCTCCCCGAGCAATGGTGGCCAAAATTATTCGACGAGGACCCCTTCGCCAGAAAGGCGTTCGATCGGCGAGTAGCTGAAATTGTCTGTATAGAGTGATTTCAGTATATAAGAGAGGCCAAATATGGCCTACAAGCGTAAGCGTACCAAAGCTAAGAGGCCGATTTACAATCGCCGTAAAACTCTGAAAAAGGTTGGTAAGTCTTTTAAGAAAGCCATCCGGAACGAGATGGCAATGCAGATTGAAACGAAGGCTTCACATCAATCTTCAAGTGACGGTCAACAAATATTGCACAACAATTTTATCACCCGCGTCACGAATCTACTTTCTACATCCCAAGGAACTGCTGATAACGCATCAAATTCAGCGTTGAACCGTATCGGTGATGAAGTTCTATGTAAGGGAGTAATGATCAAAATGATGCTTGAACTAAACGAACGGTATAGTATGTGTACTTTCCGGGTATTCGTTGTGAAATGCGCCAAGGGGGACACCCCAACTAAGCTGACTCTGTTTACCGGTCTTTCTGGCAACAAGATGATCGACACGATCAACAATGAAAGATATACAGTCATCGCTTCCAAGACTTGCGTCGTCCGCCAGTCGTCAACTGCTATAGATCCAGGAGGTACTCAAACAGTCGGCTCGGGATTCGCGATCGGAACGAGCACCGTCAGCCGAGCCACCAAGATTATCAAACTATGGATCCCAGGAGCAAAATTCGGTAGAAACGGAAAGATTAGGTACGAATCCGGATCGACCCAAGTGAAATTTTTCGACTACCATTTGTTAGTATACGCATACTCAAATTATGACACTGCTGAAACAGTGTTTAACGTAGGTCGTGTCAACGACGAAGTCATATCTATGTATTATAAAGATGCTTAATAATAAAATCTTTTTAACCTATAAGTGTCAACCTTCAAATGCAAAAAAGGAGGTTAATTATGAATGGGGTGCAGCCGCAGGGTGCGCGCAGATTAACCGGACTGTGGGAGTGCGCGTCGTCCGGGGATCCACGCTGGAGGCGAAGCCGGAAGCGTGGGTGTCGCCGGGCGCACGCGCGCGGGTTACAACCCAACAAAGTATATAAGAAGTATGTGGCATGGGCAGTATTACCCATGCCACTTCTGAGACAACTGAGACAAAACGCAAAAACGCAACGTTTCGTTCCGCGTGCTTTACGATCTTCGGTCAAAAGTTGGAACCCCCAGCAGATCTCGACTGGTCTAAGTTAAGTAAACATCTTAGATTTTTAGCATACGGAAGAGAGATATGCCCTACCACTCAGCGCGAACATTTGCAGTGTTATGCATACGCACATACCGCTATGCGCCTGAGTCAATGGGTCCAAGTATTGGGCCCTAAGAAACATCACATAGAAGAAATGAGAGGTTCATTTTCCCAGAATGAACGTTATTGCTCCAAAGAAGCCACACTCACCAAGTTTGGCATCGCACCTGCACAAGGCACCAGAACCGATCTGGTGGTAGTTAAGGAGTTATTGGATTCGGGGAAACGCCCGATGGAGATAGCTGACGAGCACTGCGAACACTTCGGCACTGTGATGAAATTTAATAATAACCTGGAAAAATATTTCCAGTATAAAAGAGCCCGGAAATGTCAAGATGACCGCGATATGCCCACCGTGCTTATCTACATCGGACCACCAGGCTCTGGAAAAACTAGGAGACTTGATGACACTTTTGGAACCTCTGGTTACGCAATTGCACCCGACAACACTGGACGTTGGTTCGACGGTTGTGATTGCGATGTTATCCTTTTTGATGACGTTGAAACTGGCTCGATCCCACCGTTTTCGCTCTGGAAACGACTCTGCGATCGGTACCCTTTTAAAGTGCCTGTTAAAGGTGGATTCATCACCTGGAAACCCAAAACAATCATCTTCACCAGCAACCAGCTCCCCGAGCAATGGTGGCCAAAATTATTCGACGAGGACCCCTTCGCCAGAAAGGCGTTCGATCGGCGAGTAGCTGAAATTGTCTGTATAGAGTGATTTCAGTATATAAGAGAGGCCAAATATGGCCTACAAGCGTAAGCGTACC